ATTGCCTTCTCCTTCGAGAGATACAAACCATTCACTAATGGTTGGCATATTACTTAATGTTCCAAAATGTAATTTTTTTTTATCATTCGCTTCTTTTTCATGTTCTAATGAATATCTCATATTTTTACCTTATCTGTAGTTTGATTATAATATCTATAATAACTACAATCGGTCAAATTAAATCCCACGGAAATACTAACCAACCATTTGGTTTTAAATCACCATAGTAATAGCTAAATCTGAGATCCTGATCAGCAAAAGTTTCTTCTCTTATTTTTTGAAGATATTTTTTATCCATAAAAGAAACAGCGAAATGAATATTTAAATTCGTCTCATCTTTATATACCTTTACTATATCTTTAAAAACAGTTTTGATTAGTTCAATCGTATCTCCAGAATCAATTAAATCATCAGTAAAAATAATATTTTTATAAGTACAATCTTTAACTAAGGATCTAAAATAATCAAAAATTTTATAATATAATGCTTCTGGATCGTTTTCCGTTTTACAATCACGTAATTGAATACTTATTGTTTCAACTGGACAATCTAAACCATATGATAACATCTGTGCTAAGTTTAACCCACCTCTAGCAATACCAACTACTAAAATATTTTCTAAACCACGATCAATTAAAGTTTCTTTAATATCAACTGCTCCACTGAATAATTCAATTTCTTTGATGTGTACTTTTTGTATTGCATTTACTTCGTTTTCCATAAGTTCTCCTTTCTTACCAATTTAATACGAAACCATCTTGAGTTTCAACAATTTGCTTAAATTCATGATGTTTTTTAAAATCATGATACGATCGATTTTTATGAGTTCGTATATGAAATGATATTAAGGTATCTATTTCATTTCTTAATCTCGGTCTAGCGCTAACCACACGACGATTATCAATTTTTATCATTGGGTAAATAGCTATTTTTTTAATCATCCAATTATAAATATATAATCCAGATTGAATATACATATCTTTAAAGGGATATTTTAAAAACGTACATAATTTAAAATCGGATCCCCGAATTAAATCATATTCATTTATAGTTTTAAAAGTAACTATTTCTCCATGTCCACCAAAATTTAAATTATTTTCAAATAATAAATAATTTTTATAGTTAAAAAATAAATCCTTATTAAAAATAATATATTCTCCAACCTTTTTAAAGTTAGGATATAGTTTAATTAATTCGGTCATTGAAAATAATTCTATTCGTACCAATTTATCTTTTAAATCCGAAAATCTAATTTCTTCTACAGTTGAATATCTACAATCATGATAAACTTTTGAATACCACGGTAACATAATATTCTCCTCAATTCCAAAGCTTAGGTAAAAAGTTTCCAAGTTTACCATAAATTTTAAAATTTCTTTTTTTATTTTCTCTCTCGTCTTCGGACAAGGTTTGAAAATCAATCGTTTCTTCTAATTGAATAATTAATTCTCTTAGTTTTTCTTTATCATCATAATCCCCAACATAATTTGTATTGGTTCCCCAATACTTTTCTACTTTTTTTAATTTAAGTAAAAGTAATTTATTTATATATATAAAATCATCCTCTTTATCTTCTAATAAAAAATTAAAATAATATTTGAGATTATTAATAAAATTAAAATATTTACTAAGATTACCAAACATTATTTACATCTTCTTTACTAATAAGAATTCTTAAAAATAAAATAATATAAATTTTATATGTTGGATTATCTATAACTCCTAACCAAGTAGTTACTTCGTTCTCACCGATGGAATCTTTTTTACTAATTATTCCATCAAATGCGCCTGTAAAAATTTCAAAATTTCCTATTTTCATTTAATTCTCCTTTTAAAGAGATTACACTTCGAAATGTATCTCTTTATTTAATTTTTCTCTAAGTATAATTTCTATATTTTCCATATATTTATACGGTATTCTAATCATTCGAATACTATTTTTCAAACAATACTCATTTTTAATTTTGTCTCGTTCTTGAGTCTTTTTTAATCCTTTTTCACCTCCAAAATAAACATCCTTTTCAAAATGTTGTCTTCCATCAAATTCTATTACTGTATTTTTATTTGGTAAATAAAAATCAAAACGATAATTCTGAAATAATTTAGCTTCTTGAATATAATTAATATTAGCTTCTTCCAAAAATTCTCTAATTCTTTTTTCACCCGATGATTCGGAGCATTTTGGGCAACCGGAGCCATTCCGATGAGCAAAAACAGTTTGTAAAAATTCCCCATGTTTTGGACAAACGATTTTTAACCAAGTACTTTGGGTACCTTTATAATTTTTATCAAACCATTCTTTATTTAAATTTAAATACTTATATTTACACTTATGTTTTTTATAAATATCATTTTTAATTTTTTCAAAACTTAATTTCGAAGTGTTAGTACAATACCGACATCCTTTTCCATCAAAAGGACTCTGAAGTTTTTGAATTACTAAACCATGTTTCGGACATAATAAAACAAATCTAGTTTTCAAATTCTTATAATACTTATTATACCAATCATAATTAATACAATAATTATATTTTTCTAATTTTGGATATGACTTGATTTTCAAAATAATATCTAAATATGAATGTTTTCTAGTATCCATAATTAAACCTCGAAATGAATTTCTTTGTTTAATTTAGTATATCTTAGAAGTTTATCTTCCATAATATAATGAAGATTATTTCTAAAAGTATACATTAACGATCGCCCACCAGTAGTAGCTGACATAATACTATTATTATAAGAATTTAATGACCATTGTAACTCTAGAAATTGTAACTTAGTATCCAATTTAAAAATTGGAATAACATCTATCATATTATACAATAGATAATTAGGCAAATTCTTTAGATAATTTTCATTAAATCCACCAGGTAAATCTAGTTTAGACATTTTTAATTCTTTTTGAATAATCGTCTGAAGTTTAAAATTTGGTAAAGATTTGCCAAATCCACCACCACCTTGATCAACTGGTTTATACATCTCCAATAAATCTATTAATAGATAATCTGGAATTTTAAAATACTTACCATTATTCGATAATTCCCCAAATTGCGAAACATAATTTGCAGTATCCTCTTTGTTTGTAAGATTTATAAATCTGTTAAATATATACGGATTATCAAAAAGATTACTATTGAATCCAATTAAAAATAAAGTTTCCTCCATTAAACGATCTCTAAAAAAAGTTCTTAGTAAATCAACTTCTGAATCAAAACCAAGCACTTTTATTTCTAAATCTGGAACTATATAGTTTGGATCATCATCGCATAACTTTTTATAACCATCTTCAACCATTTTTTGCAATTGTTCCTGATCGTTAATTTTTGGAGTATATGTTACCAATCTTCCATTTTCCGAAACCTGAACTTGTTTAAGATAATAAATTGTACTTTGATTAGTCATATTATTATAAACAGCTATAGCATTTATTGGTCTATCCGCTATTTCCGAATCTGGAAAAACTCCTGGTTCGATAAATACCTCAATATCATAATATGTTTTATTAAGAATCTTTTTATCATATGCTGCTTCTTCGTAACCTAATCGTTTAAAGTTATGAAATGCGTAAGCATTTGGATTAAAATCAACATTATAAAATTGATAATGTTTTAAAGATTTTCTATATAAAAAGTTCTCAATTTCCTTTTTTGGATATGGTATTCCAACTAAATCTTCTGGTCTCATCTAAACACCTTTAGGAAATAATTTATCAAAAGCGGCAAGCTTCATATCTATATTAAAATTAAGAATTCTATCAAAATCTATGCGTATATCAAGTTGTTGTAATTTTAAAATAATTTCATTTTTCTTTTCTTCAGTGAATTCCAAATCCGAGGGAAATGAAATAATATTTAATTTATCCTTTATAAAATCATTTGGTAATTGATAAGAACTTCTTTGATAATGCTGATATTTTTTATATACCAAATTTTTATTAATAATTACTGGAACCATTAATAAACTATCTCCTGGTCTTAACTGATCATCAAAAATAAGATTATAAAACATAGCGCCTTGAATATGAGTTGGTACCGTTTTCGTAGCTTTAGTTGGCCATTTTTTAGGAATGACAAATTCTTTAAAATTAAAATCGTTAATATTTTTTGTAATTAAATCAACATATTTCTTTTTTATAATATTATAAATCTGGTATCTAATTTTTTCTAAAGTATCAAATTCTACTTGAACTGTTAAAACATTATAAATCTCTTTCAAAAAGCCTAAAGTTACTATAGATGTATCGGCTTTTAGTATTTGACCACCTGTTTTTTTAATTTCCAGATCTTCATAAAAAGTTCCTTCCATCCAAATCTTGGCCAAAGCATAAAATTTTTTGGTATTAAAAAACCCTCTTGTCGATATAACTTCTGATTTAAAATCCATAAAATTCCATTTTGGATCAATATTCGCTCTTTCTTTTAATATAGTATCGAATACATTTCTGTATTTAATATTACAATCTTTAGCAACCTTTTGAGAATAATTTACAGTTCTATGCATATTCTGGTACTTATTAAAAGGTACCTTAAAATAATTATAACTAGAATCCGTATCAGCATACAATAAATTTGGATGTTTTTCTATAGTACTAATAAAATCTATTTTAAATATATCCTCGTGATGTTTCGCTACCATAATATCATTCATGAAACTCCTTCTTTAATTATTTTTAAATAAAAAATATATTTCCGGTATTAAATATATATCTATCTTATATTTATTAGCTATCTCCTTTTCCGGAACACCTTTTAAAAAATCATAATAAATATTTAAGGCAGTTTTTACAGAATTCGTATTTGAATCATCTTTTCCCAAAATTTTTTGAATTTCATTAAATGTTAAATTTACTCCAACTGATAAGTCTAGTAAATCTTTATAAGATACCCAAAATGAAAAACCATCCTCCATTTCTACGAGTACGTTATTAGTACAAAAATTTAAATTTTTATAATTTTCTTTTATTTTACCAGTCTTTCCTAAATAAGAGGGAATTTTTTCGTTAATTCCAACATTAGTATATTTTAATCTAAATAATTTAATGCGGCAATCTTTTTTAATTCTTTGTATTATCATAATTCCTCCTTTATAATTTATGATTAAGTATCGAATTTGGCACTTAGTTTCGTTTTTTTATTATTAACCTTTAATAATTTTTTCCATTCTTTTTCCATTTTTATAATTTTTTGAATCTGGAATACTCCAGACGATATATAAAATGATGATAATGGCCAATCGGTTGGATCAACTTTTTCAAAAAATGTTTGAGCATCCCATTCTCGTTTTCGTTTAGTAGGGTATAATTTCCCCACTGTTGTCTATTTGGTTGCATATGTTCCAACCATAAATCAACGTTTAAACCTTGTTTTGTTAAAATTCTAAAGAATTGATTAGTTGTTTTATTTATCATAAAATTTCCTAAATATTAAAATAATTTCTTTTTAAAAACTTTAAAAAAGCTTCTAAATATTCTATTTGTAATTTTTCACCACGTGGTGAACCACCAATACTTTTATGACCACCTGCATTTTTCCCAAAAAATAACTGAAGTGGTTCTATAACACCATTTTCACCAAAATATAATTTTGATAATTCTTCATTTTGACAAGCTAAAGTAATACTATTACTTCCAGTATTATATTGTAAAATAATATCATATTCTAAACCATTATTTAAATATCTATCGGTAACTGAAATGTTACTTATATAAGTAACCAAAACCTTTGGAATACTTAACTCCATCTCTGTAATATCTTTTAAAAACTCTTTTTCATCTATTCCAGATACTAAAAATTTTTGTATATCTGGAGATACACCAAGAATAATGTAATCCCTAATACGCAGGATTAATTTATGTATATCTTTAGATAAACTATTTGGATTAATTTTCCAAAAATTAATTAAACTAGTAATTGCTAATAGTTTAATATGATCTGGATTACTATAATCTAATAATTCATTCTTAAATTTATAAAAACCATTCGTATCTAAATAAGCTACCAATTCGCTAATGTTGCGGGCAGTTCTAGTATTTTTTAAATACCCTCCTGCCCACATAATACCAAAAACAGTATCTAAATCAACATGACTAATTATAAAATTATTAAATTTATAATTAGAGGGGGAATTATTATCTGGTATTAGTATGGTACTAGCTGGTTTATTATTAGAAAGTTCTCCATGATGGAGTAGTTCTAAAACCGCTCCATCTTTTTTCCCAAAGTAATTGTCACCGTATTCAGTTTCAACAGCGA